CTCATCACTATTGAATGGAGGCGCTTACTTCTTTAAGCTTCTTTATAAGGGAAGTGATTTTACAGTGGGTAGTTTGATACTCCTCATCAATAAGAGATTCATAGATGTCATCGGTCAGGTCGTTAATCTCCTTCATTACAAAGTTTACATGATTAACCTGATGGAAATAAACACCCGACTTTTTCATTTTTGAATCTGCACCAAAGAATTTACATCTACTTTAAACATGCCTACTTTTTTTTCTTTATCATACGAAACAATCGCATAGTCTGGAGTTAAAGATTTAATGTAAACCCTTTTTGAATTATGGGTTAGCCTTCTTTTCATTAAGTCATAATCTATTCCTTCTTCAAATGTAAACATATTTTTTTAATTTTTAACTAATTATTATTTAATCTTACTTGAAAACTCTATACTGATTGTAAGCTTCGACTTCATTATCGCACAGATCTTCCCACTTATACGTAGGTAGATTAGCGTACTCATCTTCGTTTTGATGATAAGCTTCTTTCTTCCCGTTTAAATAAACCCCTATTTTTTTATAGTTCTCTGGGCTCCACTTTGTGAAGTAAGTTTTAATCCTGCTAGTTGGTATATTTAACTCTTTAGATATTGCGTTAATAGAATAATCTTTTAATGCTAATAATAATATTGCGCTCCTTTCTTTTTCAGATAAAGAGCTTCCTTTTTTCCAAACTTTCATATTGTGTCTTGACTAACTGTTCTTAAACTTTCTATAGCGAGGTAAATGATTCTCTCCTCCAGCATTAGATCTAAATACCTGTCGGAACTAACAACCTCATAATTGTTTACAATGTATGAATTATCTTCATTAATGTCAACAAAAAAATCAAACTCTATAAAAATATCTTTACCGTCCTTTTGTATGATGTGACCTAAAGTGGTATCTTCTTTAATGTTATTCATTAATCTTTCCATAATGTAAACTACGTCACTCCATTCAAGGGGTGTTGTATTCGACTTTACTTTATCAATGAAATCATATGTTATCATTATGAGAATAGAATTCATCGTAACTGGTCTAACTCCCTGTGTGCACTTCCGTGTTAATTCCATGGTTTTCTAATTCTTTTAGTCTGTATTCCTGAAGTTTAGATAGCTTACCTTTAGGAGTTTTAATTTCAGAAAACAAAACGTCTGCTCCAGGAGGTATAGCAATTAAATCAGGAATCCCATTCTTGTTAGTCTTAATTAATTTAATCACATAGAATCCTTGGGACTCTAATTCTTTTATTCTCTTAGTTTGTATTTGCTGCTCTGTCATAACCTTGTTACTACAAAGTTAAAACATTATTTGCTTTGCCTATTATCTTATCTAATACGTTTATTCTTTCAGCTATTCTTTCTTTTAAAACAGCAGACTCGCTATAGCCATTTTCATTATTCACAAGTATTCTTTTTAATTCTAATATATTATTAGTTAAGCAAGAATGCAGCACGAATATTTCGTCTTCTGTTAATTCAATCTTCTTCATCAGTGAAGTCATCTAATTCTACTTGAAACATAAATAACATTAACTGATTCTTCAACCACTCATGATCTTCATGATCTTTAGTAGCGAGAAGCTTGAATGATATCTTGTCAGCATATTTATTTATCTTGTGTTGCCAGTTGTATTTCATAATACAAAGTCTCTTTTAAAATGTTTTAAGGTATAATCCTTTTTGTTGTTTACAGCTTTATAGATTTTACTTTCTATACCATTCTTAGCAAAGATCCAGTATATTTTATTATACATCCTGTCTTTGGTTGTCATCCTATCTCTACTCTGCCAATAACTGGTAGCGCTAAAGTCAATGTTGTAATATACTAAATACTTAGCATTTCTCAAAGAAATACCTTCACGACCACTAACTATTTGCAAGGCTATGTTTTTATCTGTGTTGTCAAACTCTTCCAATTCTGTAGTTAAGTTGTCACCAAACACATCCTTCAAAGCTTTTAACTCTGCTTGAAACTTATAAAAAATACCAATCTTTTTTCCTTTAAATTTTTCAGCAATAAAATTAGCCTTACTATAATCAAAGATCATGTTGTCTTTAGACTCAAATATAACTGTACCGGAATACATTTGATGAAGCTTCTGCATAAGTTTAACTCCAGTGTCAGCTAATACTGCGTCATCCGAGTCTCTTTTGCTTAATACTCTATGTCGCTGAAGATAGTTACATCTATCATAAGTAGTCTGATTCATATCAACATATAATATTTCTTCATCTATAGTAGATTTAAAACCTGCCTCACCCTGCGTAAATGATATAGTGTATGGCTTCATAGCTTCTATCACTTCATTCTTTCTTGTGTAAGAATAATCTGTAGCTACCCTATGACCATACTGAACCTGCTTTTTATTTACATAATCATCAGCCCACCTATAAAAGTTTTTGTATTCACTGAACGGATTGTTCTTGCATCCATACACTTGATGATACATTTGAGAAAAGCTTTCTGGAGTTGGGGTTCCTGACATCAGTATTAGCTTTGCATTCCAAGTTTTTAAATCACACATCAATCTCTTAGCTCTACTGGATGGCTTAGGAAAAGCTCCTAACGAATGAGCTTCATCAGCTACAATTACCTGTGGATTAAAGTGTAGATCTATTTTATGAGAGCTTTCATAATTAATTACTTGCAGATCAAAGTCTGGATTTAACATCTTATAGTCATGCTCTATACTAGATATAGCTTTCTTTTTAGTTAAGAACAATACTCGATCAACCCCCATCCTTTGACATATTCCTAATGATGTAAGAGTTTTTCCAGTCCTAACTTCCATAGCTAAATAAAGAAGTCCGTATTGGTTTATAATCTTTGTTCCCTCGTTTATAATTCTCGTTTGATAGTCTCTAAATTTCATATTCGTTCTCGTTGTTGTATTTCGTCTAACTGCATTTGTTCCAACAGCTTCTGACATCGTTCATAATTTTCATCCTCTTCATAGTGTTCAATAAGTAATCCATAAATATCGTCTAGTGTTTGTTTAGTTATGAACCCTTCCATTGGGTTAAATAAAAACATATCTATTCTTGTATCGTCCTCCAGTACGTCTTCAATTTCCATTTGTTTCACCAACACCTGATAGGTGTTATCTATTATCTGATCAAGGTGCTCATAAAAAAAGTGCTCTTCTAATTCCATATTTCTGTTTGCATTTCAGGTTTTTTAAATACAAAGTATATGCCGGCTTTATCTCTGCCTTCTTCCACTTCTTTTTTAGTGACATATTTACCTGCAACCCTCATCCATTTATTCCATTTGCTATGTGATAGCTTACTGAAATCTGGGTTTTGTAAAACAAATTCAATCTTAATAGAATTACTATTTAACTTAGTTTCAAAAGGAAGTAGGTCTTTGTTTTCAGTTACAAAGTTAACAAATTCACGGCACGTAGCTTGTTCAAATTTCCTGTTATGTAAGTTTTTAAATGGAGCCGCCTTTAATCCTTGCTCTAAATAATATTGGATGCATCCAACCATGTAGTTGTCAAACTTACACCACTCTGTTTTATCCCAATCAGAAAAGAATAGTTTACCAAACTCATCTAATGGAGTGTACTCTTTTGAATAGTGAGCAAAGAATTCCAACTCCCATTTACGTCTAGCAAAAGAATTACCTGTTCCTTTGATAGCATAGTTGGTAGTGATAATAACTTTAGGAGATCTACTAAAAGGAATCTTAATAGCATCTTTGTTTTTCTTTTCTAATGTTATCCCTTCTGTGATTACACTGAACAATCTTTCGAACTCAAAGTTTTTCTTAACATCATCAAACGTAAGAAGCTGAGTGTCTACAGTAACTAACTGATATGCAAAGGATCTCTCGAAATAAAACCCTTTACCATCTATGGTTACATTCTTTTTTAATTGAGATAAAGCTTGTACAAATAAACCTTTACCAGTTCCACCTTCTGGATCCTCCGAAATAACCTCATCATTTATTATAACGGCAGGACAATAGCCGGCATTCTTATATCCGTGTAGTAAAAAACCTATAGTAGATTGTAAAGAAGCAACCCTTACTTCATTGTGGTTACATATGTTGTTTATGAATACTGCATAATCGCAGTTGATGTCTTCACAAAATTCAAAGTCTCTGTCTATGATCTGATTCTTCCACACAAAACCATCTATGTTGTCGTAGTCGATCATCTCCACATATTCTTTATCTATCCTCAAAGCTGTATTCTTGTAGTAGATATAGGATACCCCTCTGGACTCTTCCATGAAGTGTATGTCTTTGTAACTTAGTAAGGATAAGA